TTATTAATGTTTGGATCCATCCTATTTTTTTGGTTTCTGATTCCCTGTAAATAGTCTTTGTGATGTATCTGTATTCGATTCTATATTCATTGCTATTTATATAAGGATAATAATTAATAGTGGCCTTTAGCTTGTTTTTTTCTCCACTTATGATCACTTCACCTTGCTGACCTTTTATCCTTTCTCTAAATGGCTTTAAAATGCCATTGGAATCGCATGGATTAATAATCAATATGGTATCTTTTAACTCTTTATATTCTGTGATTATTTTAGTTATCACTACAGAATCTTTTTGATCAGTAAACACAGGTGATTGCTTGACTGATCTACATGAAAAGCTAAAAATGATTAATAAAAATGCAAGATATTTCATGATTGAAAATATAATTTAGCCTCTGCCATTCTTCTAATGGTTAATCCGGTTAATGTTTTGCCCCCTGATTTATTCCATTTTAGAAATTCATCTTTAATTGTTAGATCATTGGGATCCTTATTTACTTTTTTTAATAATGTAGATCCCTTTAAATTGTTTGGCCCTACATTATAGCAAAATGAACATAATGCACTGAATTGATTGCTATTTACATCATCCCTACAGAATGAATCCACTGATCTTTGAAATGGTTTTAATAGATCCATCAATAATTCTGTGGCTTTTTCCTCTGTGATTGCAGGATCTGTTAATTTTACTTTGCTACCATCTGGATAAAATGTAGATCCATACCCAATTGTATTAACTCCGGCAGGACATTTGTATGGTTTTGCTTTAAACCCTTCAAATTTCTTAATTAAATCTATTCCTAACTGATTGCAGGATATTATTTTCACTTTATTGGTTTTGTTTTAATAACCTTTGGCGCTTTTCCTATCTTTAAATTGTGGTTTTCTACCCTTAAACCTTCAATTTCTATGGTTAATTCATCCACCTTTTTGCTCAATTGATCCACTTTTGCTTCCAATTTTTCATTCATGGCAGTAAACATATCAATGACTTTTTGGGAATTTTCTAACTGTATTGTACTTATATCGGCATTTTCTTTTCTTCTACCTACAATCCATCCTATAAATGCTGATCCTGCTGATGTAATAATGCCTATGATTGCTTCCCTTGATTCCATTATGATAATTGTTGAATTTTATTTGATATTTCTACGATGCCACGAAAATAGGTATAATCTGAATCCTCATCAGTCAAATAGGTAGTTCCTTCATTTACGCAGGTAAATACAGAAAACCCATCAGCTGATAAATCAAAATATCCTGCTGATCTGGTTCTAATTAATTGTAAAATTTGTGAAATTGCTTGATTAGCCTGTAGTTCTCCCCCCGAATCGCCACTAAATCGTGTAACTACTTCAATTCTTGTTAAGGTTTCAGTTATATAACTTGATCTGTTAAAATCAGCTTCATTGGTACTGACTGAATAAACGTAAATGTATGGGTAAACTGATGTGCTTGGCACCCTGTTGAAAACAGGTAACACCGTAGCATTTAATGTAATGGTTCCGGTTAATCTGGTGATGATCGCCTTGCGAATAAATTGGATTGCCTCTAACATTATTTAGTCAATTGTTTAATTTTATTATCTAACCTTGCTTCTAATTTAATTAACTCCTTTTTAATGTTTGTAAAGAAAAATGGCCTTGCAGGCAGTACAACATCTTTAACTCCTTTGCCTTTAAACTGCGCTGCGTAACTATCATTAAAACCCAATGCTTTTAAATGGCTTAAATCTACCTTTCTACCTGTACCAAATTCAACGTATGGCGCATAAGGTGCTTTGGCAAATATGCTTACTCTATTTTTTCCTACCCTTTCAAAAAAGATACTTTGCATCAAATTGCCTGTATCTTTTTTTACATCTACTTTCATTCCCTGTACTGCAAATGCAGCTGTATAGGCCAACTCATTTGATAATTCCTGTGCTGACAATTGGCCCAACTGTTGGATTTTTTTCTTTAATGAATTTAAATCCCCTTCATTAATAGTTATGCCATCTTTTTTTGCCATTACCCTTCAATCTTGGTAGCTGTTATTTTAACCCAAAAATTCTCAATGGTTTGGTATCCAGAATTAATCCTGTATGTGGAGGCATTTCCTTCAACCTGTAATATATCCTGATTTTGTATTAAATCAGCTGTTGGCCTTCTAATCGCAATATCTATTTTTGTTTCAAGTGATCTGATCCCATTCTTTGCTGAAATATCCCCAGATGTTTCCAAAACTTGACACCAATATGTACCAATAACAGCTGTGGTAGATGTCCACCCACCATAGCCATCAGCAGTTTTAGTCAATCTGCTAACTATAATTCTTTGCCTTAATTCACTTGCTGTTCTTGCTGCCATTACACAAACATTGCTTTATACCCATTTAAAATACTTTGTGCTGATGATGGTACATCCTGCACTATGGTTCCTGTAACGTAATCAGTTCTATTATCGTAATAAGTACTAACCATCATTAACAATGCCTGCTTTAATAGTCCATCATTCATGCCGGCTGTAGTGTAATTTATCTTAATATTTACTGCATCGCCAATTAATTCTATGATCTTATCATCTAAACCAAATACGGTGTATTGTAAAGCTGTATTATCTACGGTTCCTGTAACACTTTGGATTGATGCTATTGGGCCAAATGGCACATCAATTAACAAATCAAAACGTACTGATGGCAAATAATATGTTCTTGTCTTTGCGACTATATCTCTGGACATAAAGTTTTCGGCTGCTATTCTTGCAGCTGTGATCATAGTACCAATCAGCGCATCATCTGCTGATGTATCAATCCTAACAAAGTTTTTAACATCACTAACAGTAATAATTTCTGATCCTGTAGTGCTATTTATTTTTATTTGGCGCATTTTTCTTTTTGCTTATAGCTTTTGTTTCGTAAACTATTTTTTCTTCTTTGGTTTCTACCTCGGCCACTTTAACTTCCTTTGTTTCTGCCTCCACCATTACACCAATTTTCTTTTCTAAATAATATTTTTCAAGATCCTTTGGTAAATAATATGATTGCCCTGCAATGTGCATCGTATTGCCATTTAAAACAGTTTTTATAATCTTAATTTGTGCCATGTTAATCTATGTTTTCGGATATTTCTAATAATTCATCATCAATAACCGGATCTATTATTTCTTCTATTTCTTCTTCTACTATTTCTTCTACTTTCTTGGATGATTTAATGGCCCATCCTTTTGATATAAACAATTTTTCAACCTCGGATGAAACATCAAAAATACCGTATGCCTTATAATAGTTTATACCATCATTGACATTTTTTAGCATTGTTATTTTGCCCATATTGTTTTATTTTTTGAACAAATATAAAAGAAAATGGCACCCGTTTTGCAGGTGCCATTATTCTATTTGGATTTTACAATTGACTAAACACCAATTGCAGCAATATCAGTAGAGAATGTACCACCAACAAATGCTAATGGCGCATAGTTAGTTAATGCAATTCTTTCTGTTAAACGAACTGTTACAAATCCTTCACGCACGTTAATTCCATCCTCACGGAAAAATTCTAATGCAAGATTCTCACGCACCCACATTTGAGTTCCTAAAGCAAAGTTACCAACCAAATAAGTTCCAGCATTAACAGCAGTATTAACAACTACAGGTACCCCTAAAAAACTTGGTGTTAAACCTTGATATACTTGATCTTTCAAGTACTCATTTGTAGTGGCTTTCAATAATAAGATTTTAGTAAAATCTGTTGGTGAAAGCATGATATAATCAGCTGTGTAATTAACTAAAGCTAATTGATTGATTGCAACTGTTAAAACATCAAATTGATTGGCAGCTGTAATAGTATCTGCGAATGAACCTGCTGCAAATGCTGTAGAAATTGAATTAATACCCTCAATGTTTTGACCTGATCCATTACCATAAAGCAATTGTGTATCCTCAACAGTTAACAATTTTTCTGGCGCACGAGCTGACAAATAAGATGTCAATTGAGCAGTATCGGCTAACATTTCTTCGGAAATACGGAAATAAGTACCGATTTTACGCACGTTTGCATCCTCTGCTGTCAAATCGAAATCTGATTCTGGATATAATCCACCTTGTGCGATTGGCGCTGCACCGTTATCATAAGCTGATTCACGCACGAAACGTACTACCTCTGATTGAGTAGATCCCTGTGGCAATAATTGGCGCACATGGACTGCTCTTGTTGGATCGTACTTGATACCTGCAACATATTGAGCAGGAATAACCTCACCTGTAAAGTTGTTAGCTACAGTCATATCACCTGCTTTGATTTCAAAGGTAGCTGAACGACTATTTCCATTTAACATACCATCTAAAGCACCTTTGCTGATCCCTTCGATCAAACCTTGCTTAAATGATTTCACTGTAGCGCCACTTGCTGTCTTTTTAGCAGCAATTTCCTGCGCATCAATGCGTGAATGAATTTCAGTAAATTTAGTTTCTAAATTCTTGATTTCATTTTTCAATAATTCATCGGCCTTTCCTGTTGCGCTTGCAACTGCTTGGCCTTCGGCTTTCTCAATTCTTGAGTCAATGGCTGAATTTAATTCATCCAATTGTTTTTTTATATCCTCTGACATAGTTTTTATTTTTTTATACTTGTTTTTAAATAATTAAATATTTCGGAAATGTCCTCACTTTTATCTACCGGCAATGTGGCATCTGGTGCCGGCACTGTGGTAATGTCAATAAATAATGATTTCAATTTCATCAATTCACCTTCAATTGCGTATCCAAGTTCATCAGATACATTTTCTTTTTTGATCATTTTTGCCAAAACATCAAATCGCTTTCCTAATAGATCCTGATCGATCATACCCTTGGCATCTGTAATCATTGCTAATGGATTTGCTGCTAATGTAACGCATGAAATCTCATATAGCTTTACTTCTTTCAATTCACGCACACCATCCTGTCTAAATGATTTTACAATTGGCATAATCCCTACAGAATTCTCATTAATTACACCACTTTTCATCAATAACAAAATATCTTGGCCCATTCTTGTCATAGGTATTTCAGCGACAAAATATAAACCATTTCCATCCTCACGCAATTCTGTAAACTTACCTAATGGCTGATCTATACGGTGCTGATTGCAATAACGCACTCTTGATCCATTTTCGTTTAATGTTTTGGTGTATGCACCGGCTAAAATAATGTCATTGTCTGAATCGATATTATTAAACACTGATCCATAGCCTTTAACAATACCGTTTGATTCATCAATATCCTCTAATCCTATGGATGTTTGTTTGAAAATCATATCGTTTTACTTTTTCTCAAAATTAGTTTTTTATTGTATTCAAAATGCAGATGTAAATATTTTTATTCCATCTTTGGTTCACCTTCTTCAAATACTATGGTATTGTCCTGATCCTTTAATGGAATTATATGGCTGTTGCTTAATAATACTTCATCACTAATGCCATCTGGATAGGCATCACATCCACCGGATATTCTCCTAAAATGAATACATTTTCTACAGATAAAATTATCTTTATTTTCCATTATTTTTTAAAGTATTTATTGATTAGTTCCCCTATTTTAATTGCATACTTTGATGGATTATCAGATAATTTAAATTCTGTAAATCCTTCGGCCATAAATTCATCTACATTGGTTTCAGCATAATCACCTAACCAAATTTTATTATATTCTTCAATATTATTTCTCCTTCTTAATCTTAATTTCTCGCCATTATATTGCCTTTTTAATGCTTTTAATTCTTCGTAATATTCCTGCCCTTTAACTGTTCTATATTCTGCGTGTCTGGTAATCATGCAATGAGCAAACTCATGCGTTAAAGTTGCTATTTTGTTATTAACTTCACTAACATCACTTTTAAATCTTGTTGAAAATCTTTGTTCAGCTAAATTTCTTGTTCTATTAAATATGCTATCTGTAGTATTTCCAAAATTTATTTCAAGTAAATTTCCATTTATAGTTTTTACATATCCATAAGAATTACCCGTAGAATCGTATTTTAAAGGAATGTTTAATTTTGTATTGTGTAATGAATCTAATTTATATTCATTAGTCAAATTATTTAATTGCTTATTATAGGCATTAAATTCAGCTACACTAAAATCAGCAGCTGTTTCAACATCTCTAATTTTTAAACCTGCATTTTCTAAAATTGTTTTAGCTTGTATTCTTGCCTCATCAATTGTTTTGGCATTAAATGTGCCATCAATAATCTGCTCTGCTATTGGTGCCAATACCTCTGGACTTGTTAATAAAGCATCTGTTATGGCGCTTTGTACCTGTGCCTGTGCAACTCCAAATCCAATGTCTGTAATGTTTTCCCCTGTAGTCTGGGCATTTGGTTTCGGAAATACACTAACACCACATCTGCAATTGATCACATTACTTGCTTCCCCTTCCGGATCCCCCGGCCATTTAAGAAATTGCCCTCCTACAGAAAATTTACCTGTATTTGATACTTCTTTCCCATTGACTGCATTATGGCTATCTCTTTCCCTACCATCCATTATTGTGTGCCATCTTTTAATTAGATCCTTTCCTGCAAATACGGTTTGCGCACTTGAAATAGTGGCAGAATTAGCAGCATTTGTGGCCTCTGTCCTTACTAATCGCTTTGCTTGGTAGGTAGAATACTTATTAAACTGCGTTTTAAGCATTTTAGCTTTGACCTTTTCACCCTGATTCATGAATGTAGGATCAGACATTAGCTTTTGAGTAACAGAAATTAATGTGTTTTTAGCTGTGCCACTGACCAATGTAACCCTTTGCGCCCCTACTTGTTGCCCTACAAATGCAAATGATTTTTGCCAAATGGTCATTAAATTATCTAAATCGCTTGCTTTTTCAAGTAATTTATCGACATTTCTGTAGTACCATAAAGCAAAATGTAAACCAATTTTGCTGTACATTTCTGTATACATATTGATCAAATCATTTTCCTTAAAAAATACTGATACATCTGTGGCTGATAATGCCCCCTGTCTGATAAACATGGCCGATGCTTGATCGTATTGATCATTATAAAACTTATAAAAATCTTTTACAGATGATTTCTCGGCCTTGGTTAATTGCTCACTAAATTTAGCTGTGTAATTTTCTTTGGCTGCCTTTATTTCTTTTTTTTGGGAATAAAGAGAATTGCAAACAGCTAATCGCTGATCCGATGTGGCAAAATCATTCACCACATTTGGATCAATTACGCATCTGCCAATGAAATCATTTAGATCCTCATTTACTCTCGGTGATGGTAATGGCATATTATTTTAGATCATAATCAATGTCTAATGCCTTTGGATTCTCCAACGCATCTATACTAACATTCTGTGGCGCTAATGATGTTGGGATAAAATAATCATTCATGTAGGCATTTACTTCATCCTTACCATAATTCATGGCATCCCTTTTCTCATTAGGTGTAATCCACCATGCTGATGCTAACTGTGATACCAATTTATCTACCTCCTCTTGCATCTCACTAATCATAGTGAAATCAAAATCTAAATACAGATTGGCACCAAATTGTGGCACTAACCATCTGTTCAATTCATCCCTAATTTTAATTAGTTCTGGAATTACAGCATTTTGATACATGGCCTTCTTGGCCTCTTTCATGTTGTTGTAGGTAGATGAATCTGTATTATTAAGCAATTGCACAGGTATGTTATAAATATTACATAGATCCTTTACTGTGCCATTGTACTGCTCAATCAATGATAAATCTGCTGCGCTTAATCCAAAATTTACCCATGATAAATCCTTCGATGATACAATCACATCACCGGCATTGTTAGTACCCTGATATTGCTTTCTAAAATTGTCCTTTAGCGCCTGTGCTTGCACTTGGTTTATGGTTCCTTCCTTATCAATTAGCATTCCCCTTGATGTCTGATTC